CGACTGACCATCGCTTGAGATTTGCTCAGCCATGAGTACAGATTTTCTCTCCTCTGGTGTCGCCGAGCAAGCGGCGTATGACGCTAGTGTGGGTTTGAAGGAGCGGACTACCCGTAATGGGGGTCAAATTGTAACTGCGCTCAAAATGGCCTGGTGGATCCTGTTCCTGCCAGCTCTCGTCCCTTACTGGATGTTGAGGAAGGTGTATGGGGCTCTCGTGTGCATTCTTAACCGATTCGTAAGGTGTTGCTTGGTTTTCAAGGAAGCCGCGGTCGATGGAACTGCTTTACTCCGAGAGGTCGTCAACAGGAGGGTGAAGGCGTTGTTTGCCTGCTTCCTGGTGGGGGCCTGCATCACATATGGGTTCATTGGATTGGTATATTGGGTTGTGGGAATAGCGGCCTATGCAATGTGCTTCATTCCTACGGATGTTAGGTTTTTCATTCAGTTGAAGAAAGATCTACATCGTGCTTGGGATGTGGCATTGGAGTCAGAGGAGCTAGAGAAAACGGACCAACCACAGCCAGTGAAAATCAAGAATACATTCGCATGTCGCCTTGCTGTTAGGGCCATATCTAAGGTGGGTTTGTTAGCCCCTACCAAGGCAAATGCCCTCGTGTACCAGAAAGTTATCCTTGATGACATGCGTGAACTCAACGTGCGATGTGCTGACCGCGTGCGTGTGCTGCCTTTGGCTATAGCCGCGTGCTTACATCGGCCGGAGGAGGTGATGAGAGTGGAGGGCTGCATTAAGCAGCTCTTCGCTAACACCACTGGACTCTAGGGGTGCCTAGTGCGCCGTGAGGGTGTCGACACCTCCGTTGACCGTAGATCGTTCGATCTATCTTCGGTCAAAGGTGTGGGTCGTACCGAGGTACTCACGGTTAGTGCTGGGTACACGGGGAAAGGGAATCGAACTTGGTATTCGTTCAATTCCCCAGTCTCAACATACGAATACCTTGTCCACAACTCATCATTGGCCAATGTGGTACGTGGCCTAGTTGAGCGCGTTTTTTGCGTTGTGGACAAAACAGGGGAACTTGTGCGCCCACCCAAACCTGTGCGGGGCGCCTTTACCACAAAGTTGGGAGACATTGGTTTACAGCTGAGTAATACTGTAGGTTACTGCCACCATTGGACGAGGGATCAATTTGTGAACTCCTACAATGGTCCGCGAAGGGAATCATACAGTAGAGCTGCGGCAACACTCGATTCTGAGCCTTTGACGGTGCGTGACTCATATCTTAGCACCTTCGTGAAGGCTGAGAAGATCAATTGTACTCTCAAGCCCGATCCTCCTCCCCGCGTGATCCAACCCCGCGGGCAGCGTTATAACATAGAGGTCGGGAGGTACCTTAAGCCACTTGAGCCACTACTTATGAAAGCAATTGACAAGTTGTGGGGTTCTCCCACAGCCATCAAGGGCTATACAGTGGAAAAAGTGGCCAATATCCTTTATCAGAAAAGCTTGAAGTTCACGACACCTGTCTACGTTGGGTTAGATGCAAGTCGGTTTGATCAGCACTGTTCAGCTGATGCGCTCCGCTGGGAACATTCAGTGTACAACAGTATCTTTAAGGATCCGTACCTGGCGGAGTTACTGGAGTGGCAGATCAACAACCGTGGTACAGCATACACAGCGGACGGGAAAGCAAAATACAGCGTGGAGGGTTGCAGGATGTCTGGCGACATGAATACCTCAATGGGCAACTATCTTATAATGTCGAGTTTATGTTACGCCTATTTGAGGGATATCGGGGTCGGAGCTGAACTGATGAATTGTGGTGACGATTGTGTGCTTGTGTTAGAGAAATCTGATCTACGCAAGTTGTCATCACTGCCTGATTGGTTTACCCGTATGGGATATACCATGAAGGTTGAGGCCCCGGTATATGATATGGAAAAAGTCGAGTTTTGCCAGATGCACCCCGTGTGGAGTAGTAGAGGATGGGTGATGGTTAGAAGACCTGATACAGTCATGACTAAGGACTGTTGTGTGGTTCGAGGGGGTATGACTATAGACCGGTTGTCTGATTGGTTGGGAGCACAACGTGACGGAGGGTTGTCACTGGCTGGTGATATTCCTATCTTGTCCCAATTTTATAAGTGTTTTCCCTCGAAGGACACCGACATGGAGTCGGACTATGCTGCACCCCACAAATTCAGGTCTGGACAGCAGTGTGGCAGCATTTCGAGTGAGTCGAGGTATTCATTCTGGTTGGCATTCGGATTAACACCGGATGACCAGGAAGCTCTGGAGGAGGAGCTTACAGAATTTCAGTTCTCGTGTTCCCTTGCGGATAAACGAGGGCCGGAGACCTCGCTCCTCGACTTCTGCTGTAGATAACTGACCATTATCAACCCACAACAAACAAGCATATGGCTATATGGATTTGCGGTTAACTGGACCGGAAAGAGAAGAAGAAGATTACATCCCACCTTATACACAGCTGACACTTGAGTACCCTCAAGGGGTGTCACAGGGTCCCCAATATACCGAAAGCGCTGAAACCTTGTTTCTCCCATCCTCCAGGAGTTCACCTGCACAATCAGTTGTACAACAGGTGTTGAACGCTGGGGGAACTCTAGTTGGGAAAATATTGTACGACGCGTTTGGGCGTGTGTTGGGACAACTGGTTGATACAGCTGCAGGAAAGGCGGTAGAGCTCGTTTCAGAGATGCCTAATCGAAAGCCTGGACGGAAGAATGCACCGGTCAAGAAAACACCTGTCCGCAAGGGCAAGGTTACTCAGACACGTGCCCCGAACCAGCCTGTGTATGCGCAGCCTCGAGCTGTGTCAGCACCTGTGAATGTCTCACGACGTGTGAATGTACGTACCAAACCGAAGATGGGTTCTGGTTCTAAAGGCCTGGTGGTAACACATAGGGAGATGATTGGACAAATCATCAGCTCTGCCACCAATTTGGCCTATGCTACGGACTCATTTGTTATCAATCCAGGGAAGTTCTCCACATTCCCGTGGCTGTCTACATTAGCAGTGAATTTTGATAAGTATGTGATGAAGCGCCTGAGGTTTTACACCATATCAAATCAGGCTACGACGGTTGCTGGTCGTGTTGGGTTGGGGTATGATGTCGACTCGACTGACACCCCACCACAGGACAGAAACGAGTTCTTCTCACTAACTTATCACGCTGAGTGTGCGCCATGGGATTCAGTGGTATTGGACATCCCCTGCGACAACAAGGAGCGGTTCGTTAACTCTCACACCACCACAGACTCGAAGCTTATCGACATAGGGCAGATCATATTTATGAGTGACGCCATTTCGGCTGCAGGGGTGGCTCAACCCAGTACTGCACTGTCGGATGTAATCGTAGAATACACTGTTGAATTAATTGACCCTCAACAAGCTGTGTACTCTACACAATTGTTCCAGGGCACCGGAGCAGCGATCAGTACATTGGACAAGATTCCTACTTTTGGTCCTGTCGTTGTACAACCCGCAGGTGCTGAGTCCGGCTTTACTTACACAAGTACCTCCACCATCTTGTACCTGAAAGCATTACAGGGCTATTATTACCTAGCACTGTTTGTTCGTGACAATGGTGGGGGAACCCCGACGATAGATCTTGCAGTCCACGGAGGGACTGGATTTGCCCGGGGGACTGGTACAGTGAATGATAACATGGCTATAGCAGCCTCTAAGATTACAACAAACGATGCTTACTTCCGGATTACACTTGGTGGAGTAACTATCGCTAATCTTGACGCTCTTGACTTTGCTATCACACGTATACCAGCGCAGATGTATGTGAAGGCCGGGTCCACCCTGTTAGGTGGAGCCGCTATGACCACTTTCTAGCCAACACCTTTTAGCTTGTTGTGGGTCGTGGGACCATGCACGGGATGAATTCGGCTGATTAATCCGCCTTATCTTTGACAACCATGCTGGTCTAGGGGTAAAGAAGCTGACCACTTCATGTCGATCATTTCTCTTGACAGCGAGTTTGCATTTACCCCTTATACACGCACATCCTCTCTTGTTCATTTGAGTCACAAAACAAAACGTAGTCACGTA